TCTTCTGCTAACGCTTTGTTGATTTTCTTAATGCGAGCGAACAACTCTTTTTCGTAGAGGTCGCGATCATGTATAATCGTAGAACCGCGAGTGACGCCGTTGATGGTTTCAGTGATGCGAGTTTCAGCTTTAGTATTCTTAATTTTTATCATACCTACAGTATAGCGGCTGAAACGCAAAAGTCAAGCTTATCGCAAAGTTTTTTTAAGTTTTTTAAAGTTTTTTTTGTGTCGTAAGTCGTTGAGTATCAAGCACTTACGCGCGCGGGGCGGCCTCGGCCCCGTAAGTCGTTGGCTTACAAGGACTTACGTCACTCGGATTCGTAGCCGTCAAACCAGCCGTCACCGTGCGTATCATCGCGGCGGCAATGGGCTTGCGCATCCTCAAGTGTCAAGCCTTTTTTGATTGTTCTGGGTGAGCTGTTGAAAAAGAAGCGGATAATTTTATATGTCATAATTGTTATTGCGTTAGTTAGTTTCTTCGAGAGGAAGACGCGCCACGCCCTCACGCTCTAAGCATGAGTCAATGAAGTCAGCCCATTCGTAATCTTGACGGTCGAGGGCGTCCCAGTATTGGCGCGAGAGGTCTTGTAGTTTTTCGTTTTTCATTATGCTTACAGTATGGTTATTTTAGTGCGGTTGTCAAACCGAATTAGCAATTTTCTTTTGCTAACTCTTTATTGATTTTTCTGATGCGGGCGAACAACTCTTTTTCGTAGAGCGCACGATCATGGATAATCGTGGAACCGCGAGTAACGCCGTTAACAGTTTCAGTGATGCGAGTTTCAACTTTGTTTATCTTAATTTTTAACATACGTATAGTATGACAGAAAAAACGGAAAAGTCAACCCCTAAACGCATCTTTTTTTCTTTTTTTTTAACTTTTTTTAGTGTTGTAAGTTGTTGAGTATCAAGCACTTACGCACGCGGGGCGGCCTCGGCCCCGTAAGTCGTTGACTGTCAGCGACTTAGGGACTTTGGTGTTACGCTACCACTAGGTGGGCAGGGGTGCAGCAGCTGTCGTCTACCAGCTCGTCGCCGAACCAGATCGCCCACTCGTCGCAAGGATTAGCGAAAGCGTAAGCGGCGATGAGACCCTCACGGCATTTGGGGAAGTCGCGCACCTGCTCGCGCATTTCGCCTGTGCTAGAAAATTCGACTGTGGTGACTGTGTATGTGTTATTTTTAATCATACCTACAGTATAGGTGGCTGAGTCGGAATGTCAAGCTTATCGCAATCTTTTTTAAGTTTTTTTGCATTTTTATTAGATGTGTCGTAAGTGCCTGAGTATCAAGGACTTACGCGGCCAGGCCCGCCCCGCGCGCGTAAGTCGTTGGTATTCAACGACTTAGGTAACTCAGTTAGCGATGTGCCACGTCGCTTGCTGTATGTCCTGTGCCTCATCGTCTAACCGTAAGCCCGTTAGGACTGTGATGGTTGCGATGAGCGCGATGAGAATGACTGCGAAGATATCGAATGCTTTCATAATGTCTAACGGTTATTTGATTTGTTCCTAAATGTCAGCTTCTGTAGTGTTTAGATGCATCATAGTGATGCTCCACCCAGGAAAGATTTGACCATCAGCCTCATCCTTCTTAGCAATCTCTTCAGCCAACTCATAGCTATTAGCAACAGCGTAAGTATCAAGCTGATACTCATCAGCAGTGCAGTCTTTATCTGCGGCGTGAATAATGTAAACGGTATTATCAGTGTTGTTATTCATAATGTCTAACGGTTATTTGATTATGCCTACAGATGAGAGCAACTGAAGTTCCTCTTTGCTTATGCGTCGCAAGCCTCGGACTTCCAAGCAAGATTCCATGAAGTCAGCCCACTCGTAATCCATGTTGTCGAGGGCGTTCCAGTAGTCGCGAGATAGTTTTATTTGATCGTTCATGTTATACAGTATAGGTTAAGAGAGGTGGAAGTCAAGCTAATCGCAAAGTTTTTTAAACTTTTTTAAAGAAAAGCATCGTGTAACCATCGCGACCGCGAACGCGGATATTGTTGGCGTGTTTAAAGCCTTGAGCAAGTAACTCATCTTTTTGACGTAAGACTTCATCGGTTAGAATTGATGAGACTTTAATTTCTTTTGTGATTTCCATGGTGTGTAAGGGTTAGAGGTTAGAGGTTGAACTACTCGACGTTGTCGAGGCGGTTGAGAGATACTTCGATCTCGCCTCCATCATCATCGCGGACGATGGCGAAGCCGTTGAGTGAATCGATCTGTAAGATCTCAACCCATTGAGCGTTATCTAGTGTAGCGGAGGTAGGTGTGTTATTTGTTATCATGTTATACAGTATGGTTATTTTGATGTGATTGTCAAGCGATTGCTAAAGTTTTTTTCCATGATCTCAACTTTTTTTTCGCCAAAGATTAAGGCGAGGCGGCTAGGTGTTTCACCTAGTAGGCGGTTGTGTGTGTAGCTGCACTGAGTGAGGTGGTCGATTGCTTCGGCGATTAGTTTTTCTGTGTTCTTCATTATGCCTTACAGTATATAGGCGTGATCCCCAAAGTCAACCCCCTAATCGAAAAAAAAATAAAATATTTTTCTAGGCATACCCCTTATGCCTACCGCCAGCCAGACCCCCCACCCATTGTCAAAAAACGCGACCCAAGAGAACACAGAACGAGCGGGGGGGAGGCTGATTTCAATCTCCCAACACATTTTCACGATTGGAAACAACGGCGGAGCGTCCGCGCAAGCACCCACCCCCTTTCTCAGAAAACAGGCGCACTTCTTTCTTGCGGGCAAATAAAAAAAATAAAAAAAATCACAACCCTTTTTTCTCAAACCTCAATGTCACATCTCCGAGGATATTATGATACTTGTCTTCGACCCTATTACCCTTAGACATATTTTTCCTAGCGCCAAGGTGTTGCAGGTTCCAAGGGACGTGCAAACCGCAAAAGCACGGATGAATCAAAGGAAAGATGTGGTCAACGTGATTATTTTGGGCGCTGGCATATATTTTTTTAATTTCATTCTTATGAAAATCAGAAAGAAGGACGTTTTGGGTTCTCCCTCTTCTTACTTGTGCTTTCTCAATGTAATACGCTTTTTCCTTGTTGTAGTGTTTGCGATTTGACCTGTTAGCTCTGAGCCTTTGTTCGCGCAACCACTCATGAGAGACCCACCTTTCCCTTTCACCTCTATATTTATAAAAAACTAAAGATTTATCGGGGTGTGGATCTCCCATTCTATATCTCATGAAAATTTAAGGCGCAAAAACCCTGAGTTGAGACTGCTCAAGACAATATCCTTTGCCATGACCCAGATCTGCCAAATTCTCATCTTTGATTAACTCTTTCTTAAAAGCCCAACCTGGGAATGAAATTTCGCTTCCATCTACAATAGCTAAGATATAAATGTCCACATCGTTATTTACTTTTGTTGTGGCTAAAAGCCTTCCTTTTTTGTATTTTGTAGACTTGATGTCGTATCTGTAACCTTTGTATGTCCCGTCTTCACTTCCACTCCTTGGGGTTAAACCCAAATCAGGAAAAACATTAAAAAGTTTGGCAAATGCGTATTCAGCCATCATGCCCAAAACATCGGCCTCGCTTCCGTCTTGGTTGCCAATCTTCGCGTCCTTAACGCCCGAACTTCGGGCAATAAGGGATCTCATCCTGCCAATCATCTGGCAGACGGTTATTTCATCTGGGTCTAGTTGAATTTTCATAAGCCCAACCTTTCCGCGATAGCGCTTGCCCCAAAAATAAGTTCGCCATCATCTGTCAACAGAGTGGGTACTGTGCGAATGTGATTTTGAGCAAAAAAATTGGGATCAACATCCATATCTTTAAATTCGACTTTTACCCCAGAACTTTCGATTCTGGCTTTTAATGTTTTACATGGAGCGCACCATGTTGCTGTTGCTAGTTTCATATTTTTAAAATTGGTGGACCCACTGGGACTTGAACCCAGACTCAACGGATTATGAATCCGCTGCTTTAACCATTAAGCTATGCGTCCTATTTTGAATTTTTGTTTAAAGTGGTACTCCGAGCAGGACTTGAACCTGCGGCCCTCGGTTTAGAAAACCGATGCTCTATCCAGCTGAGCTATCGGAGCGTTTATAATAGGTAATATACGGCATTTTGGGGCTTTGTCAACGAAATACGAAAATAAAGATGAAAAAATACGTGATTTACTCGATGTTTTTTTGAGTTGAATTTCCGATCATGTAGTATGAACAAGTTACTACTCTTTTTACTGATCCCTTTCTCTCTTTTTGCTTCCCCAGAAACAGACGCCGTCAAAATACTATGTGAGAACGGAGATATGCAACATGAGGTTGCCAGCGAAAAAACAATATACGCAAATAAGGGTGACCACATCTTATACAAGAATCATACCCCAACTGAAGGTATGCTGGTCATAACGCCAAGCGGAAAGTGCGAAAAATATAAAAAAAATATAATCTCTAATCGCGTTGTAGTAGCTATCATCAAAAGTTACTCTTAAATTGGGATAAGTATGCTTTTGTGTGTAAATATTGACAAATGGATACTTTACATACTATACGTCACAATATACATCATTCTCAAAGCATTCAAGAATTAAGTTCTGGAAATTTCTTACAACAGCTTTTTGGTTTATTGGAAACGTATCCAGTTGAAAATTCTCAGAATTATCACATGTACATACATGCGGCGCAAGAGTATAACAGAAAGCTGGATAGTTTAGGTGAAGAAGTGACCGAAGCGGTTGACGCTGGTTTTAGACCTATAGATCTCGATGCGTTTTTGGGCAACAACAATCCAAGCCCTGGTATTGCTGATCATATAAAATCAGAAGACAATACATTCATTTTGCAACAAAACTCTTTTAAGATAATTTTAGAGCAAGACGATTAACATAAACATGGTACACCCTCTGGGACTTGAACCCAGAACCAATTGATTAAAAGTCAACTGCTCTACCGATTGAGCTAAGGGTGCGTAAAGTGTGAGGGAGTCGACCGAAAGCTTCCAGTCCTTATCCTCATTATCTACCTGCCGTCGCAGGAATTACAAACTCAATCATTAAGAATGGCTGCGAAGGTAGGGATCGAACCTACGACCAAGTGATTAACAGTCACCTGCTCTACCGCTGAGCTACTTCGCAAAAAAAAAATTTAAAAACAAACAACAAAACCTAAACCATTATTCAGAAGCCCCAAAACATTGAAGTCAATCCATTCTTCAGCTTCAAGCTGTGTCCATTCGTTTTGTTTCATAAAAAGATCGAGCATTAAGTCGTAGCCGTAAATCAGCAAACCATCTTGGCTATATCCCATAATTGCTTCGTCTAGGCCATCAAGTATAATGGCTCCGTCATCAAGTAAGTGTCGTATTTCTTCAATTATCATTTAAAGGAATATACGCGCAAAAATACAATTGTCAACAAAAAAGCCCCGAAAATCCGTTAAAGAAATTCGGGGCAAAGTTTTGAACGACCGTATAATAGCCTTACGCGTTTAAGCCATAGGGCGATATGTGTTACACTTAAAATTCTGAAAAGCGAAAAAAAAATAAAAAACGCTTTAAAGAAATTAAAATAACAAAAAAGTGTAAATTACACTATGGCATTGGGTGGATCTCACGAAGAATATATAATTATCAATAATACCTTATTGACTGGAGTGCAAAACGTAGCGTTTTCACAGCAAGTTTCAGAAGATCCTGTTTTGGCGGTAGGGTCGAGTTTTAATGGGACAACTATTACCAGCCCCACAATAACAACTCTAGCTATTGATAAATTACTGCTAAACTCTGATTTTATAACAGGGCTAACTGGTTCCAGCTCCATTAGCGGGCAATTCGGATATGGGGATAATTTAATTGATTTTGAAAAAGCTTGTTTGGGTGATTATTCTGTTTCTGCTCAAGTGGGAAGTTTACCCACGATTGCTTTTAATTTAGATATTTACGGATCGTTAAGTGGAAGCGAATCTTCTGTCGAACTTGGCGCTGTAAATGAAAACTCAATTCAAAAAGTTCCTCAGGAAGGTTTAATAGTAACATTTGACAAAGGTGCGACTAACGCTGTCCAGTCTGTGGTTTTTACCCAAACAATCAATAAGCAGGCTATGTATGGTATTAATTCTTTTGAGGTCGCGCAAGTAAAAACGGTAGGACCCATCTCTCAGCAAGTGCAAATTTCGATAGAGGTAGAGGATTATGAGTTAGAAGAAACATTTTCTTTTTTAGAGGTGTCTAAAGATAGAAATAGAACAATACAAATTCAAATTAGTGGTGAAAACTCCATTCTTAATACATTTACATTAGAGAATGCCCACTTAACTAGCGAAAGTTTCTCAGCTGGGGTTGGGGATACTATTATTGCCAATTTAGAGTACAAGGGTTATAAAAAAGTGTAATAATAATTATGGCATATATTTCATATCAGGACGTACCTCTTTATTTTGGCAATTCGGCAAACACTAGTACATTACCAACTGAAGGTAATAACAAGGGAGTGATAGCGCAACAAGTTCAATTAAATTACACACCAAATATTGCTCCATCTAGAGTTGTGGGTAAAGAGCCAACTAAAGATAATTTTAATCTTTCTGGGCCTCCAAACGCCTCGTTATCCTTTAGTGCTTATATCGCTCCAAGCGAATTTACCCCTGCTGATTATACTGGAGACGTCGGCGATGCTGGGACAACCTTTAGAATTGGTGACTCCCTTAGTGGAATATCGGGTTCTGGCGCGTTTATGACATCTTTTTCTTATACTGTTTCTCCGTACGCTCCTATTTTAATGCAGTGCGACTTCGCAATTTATAATCCATTGACAACAACAAGTATTGGTGGCCAAATAGCAGACGCATTGAATGACAGCGTTTTACCAGCAACGAATTTTAGCACTTTCGGACATGGCGCATATTCTCTTTTTGACGGAAATGGTGCTAATATTTCAACACGCTTAGGTGATATTGATACTTTTGAATCAGTACAGTATCAGTTCAGTGCGAATAGGTTGCCAGTATATACAATTGGGAATTATAATATCACTAAATGCGAGTTACTCACAGCCGAGCATTCATTACAAATTCAAGGAGATAATATTCAAAGACTCGTGCCAATTACAGGAAGCAATCCTGGATCAATAAGAATTCAAGTCAAAAATGCAACCGCTTCAACATTGTTAACATCGACCGTTGATGGAAGACTTAACGCTGAAAATGTTACTATACAAGGTGGGGATCTAGCAAGAGGTTCTATAACTATCACAGAGTTGCTAAAATAAAAAATGCCTGAGTTGGAATTCAAACAATTGGGTCATAAAATACGATTCAAAAAACGTAAATTTAAATTTACCGAAAATCAAGTTGATTTTTTAAAAACAGCGCTAGACACAAAAACAAAACTAATGTTTTTGGCTGGACCCGCTGGGACTGCAAAGACCTACATGGCTGTATATTCAGCCCTGCAGATGATGATGGATGCAGACCTTGAAAAAGATATTCTGTACATCAGAAGCATAGCTGAAAGCTCGCAAAAAAGCCTTGGGTCTCTCCCAGGATCTATTGACGAAAAGTTTGGTGTGTTTGCTGGGCCGTTTTACGATAAACTAGAAGAAATGGTTGAACCTTCAGAAATTAAAATACTAAAGGAAAAAAACCTCTTTCAATGTATGCCTGTAAATTTTGTCAGGGGTTCTAATTGGAATGACACGATTGTTATTATTGATGAGGCGCAGAATTTTTGTTATGACGAACTCATGACCGTATTAACGAGAATAGGTGAAGACTCTAAAATTATTATTTGTGGTGACATGATGCAGAGCGATATTCGTAATAGTGGTTTTTCTGACATATTTAATACTTTTGATGATCAAGAATCCGAAGACAACGGAATTTATTGTACGAAATTTGGTGTAGAAGATATCAAAAGAAGTGAGATATTGAAATTCATAGTTTCAAAGCTAGAAAAAAATAAATTTTAAAAAATAATATCTTATTGTATAATAGGATATGACTAAATTTTGTTTTGATTGTGGCACTAAGCTAGAATATAAATTCAATCCACCTAACTTTTGCCCAAGTTGTGGTACTGCTATTTCAGCAGAAAAGAAAACCAAGGACAACGTTTTAACCAAAAAGAAAGTATCCAGATCTAAAGAGGATACGGATGGTTATACTGATGCTGGTTTTGTTCCATCTATTTCTAAGTTAGAATACGAACTTGAAGATTTTGGTTCAAGTGTCCAACACACAATAGGTTCGATTGGGGGAAAGCAGGCCCCCAAAAGACGGCAGCAAATCACTAGGGACATTAATGATTTATAATGTATTCTTTTGAAGATAAAATAGATAAAATAGAAATAGCTCTAGAAAGAAAAAGATCAAAGTGGGATTTGGATGCAGTAGCTTATGTAGATTACGACGACATTAAGCAAATCATTATGACACACATCTACAAGAAGTGGCACTTGTGGGATCAATCTAAACCTGTTGAGCCTTGGCTAAGCAGAGTTGTTTCTAATCAATTTAAAAACCTTTTGCGTAATCATTATGGAAATTATGTAAGACCATGTTTACGTTGTAAATTTAATAGTGGCGGAGATGGTTGTAATAAAACAGAGAGTTCCATTCAGGATAACTCTTGTGGAGAATTTAAAAAATGGGAAAAAAAGAAAAAATCTGCATATGATATTAAACTAGCCGTGACAATCGAAAATCATTCCCACGAAATCCAATCCAAAAAAGATAACTTTTTAGATCTAGAGCGAACGACAAATAAGTTAGCGCAAGAAATGAAGCTCCATCTTAGTAGCAGGCATTTTCGAGCATTTAGTATGATGTTTATAGAAAACTATACAGAGGAAGAGGTCGCTGATTATCTTGGCTTTAAGACAAACGAGAAAAAGCGCTCTGCTGGATATAAACAAATAAAAAACTTAAAAAAGATATTTCAAGAAAAAGCTCAGCAAATAAT